TGATAAAAAAATAAAAAAAAAGAGGAGCTGACCTTGGCTCCTCACGTGTTTGTTACGGAACAACCCGATGCTTATTTCTTAGCCAACTTAATCTTAATGATATCATATGAACTAGGGCCTACAATAAACCACTGTTCTGTCTCGGTGTTATTAATAAGATCACCAACAGAGACATTGCGTAATGCGCCAGTAGAGAGAATTAAGTTACTTGTTCTATTATTATTAATCAGATTAGTTAATGTCTTATTATCTGATGCTTCAACTTCAGCATTTTTAATATAAAGACCATCGATAAATGCTTGCTTTGCAGTATTCTTGGTAAACGCATCTGAGATGCCATAGAACACTGATTGCGATGCAAGTGTCTTATTTGTCTTAGTTATTTGATATACATTAAATTTAGCCACAGTTTAGTTCCTTAATCCCTACTGTCCAATTATTGGCAGCATCTTCTACATAACGAAGAGCCTTTCCAATAAAGTCTTCAGTAAAGAATTGTTTGCCATTACTATCAAAGTATTTGATATAAAAGTATTCATTCTTTAGATCAATGTGAATTTCACACTTACCTTTGCCTTTTTCTGAATAGTATGTACCAAGCTTCTTACCCATATTTATAACTCCTTATTTACATATGTATCTACCAGAGGGAAGATACTTGCGATAGCTGCACCAGTCTCACGTGCAATCTCCATATGTTCTTTCTGAGTACCATTTGCAGACCGAAGTTCAATGAAGTGGATCCATGAACGAATAGTACCTGACATATATAAGCGAGAGATTGTATTGCCCTCAGGAAGAACAGACCTAGCTTGCTCTTTAGCAATTCCGTTTTCAATAGCCCATTCATATGCTTCTTTAGATGCATTAATGACCATCTGTTGTTTAATCTCCCAATCCCGTTGCAACATTCTATCATTAGTCTCAACAGAATTTTGGCGGTTCTTGGTATCTTGCAGACGTGCTTCACGTAATACAAATTGATCACCCATCAATGCTGGATCTGCATACCTTTGACTAAACTCTTGGAATGCAAATGATCTATGTCGTAACATCTGACGTGCAATATCACGGGTAGTTTCAATCTCCATTGTAGCTGAAGCCATTTCAAAAGGTGACCAATGCTTATGTTTAGCCAAATATTGCAATAGCTTTTCTGATGTTTTAGTATTTGATTGATTAGTTGGATTTGACACCCTTGCACAGTATGCAATCAAATCTTGAATATTATCCAAACCCATAATTCCAAGGTCGCCTGAGTGAACATGTCGTACTGGCTGTGAATATGATATTAGTCTTGCTTTCACGTTATATTTCCTTATGCTTTAAAACCAGAGAAGTCCAGTTGATCTTTTTGTGGTGCTACTTGTGGAGATGCATCACCGATTAAATTTTGAGCAGTTTCTTCTACGTCATACAATCTCATTCTAGCTCTGTCCACTCCCACAACAAAGCGCTTGTTTGTTGTTGGGTCGTTGTATCTGTTTTTGAGTTGTTTGACCATGATTTGTCCGAGTCCTTCGAGTTCTTCATTTGAGATGAGGGCGAACATGAGATCTGCAGTCGCAGGTAATCCAAAAGATTCGGACGTGTCTTCAAGCCCGACGTCAGTGTTTGAATATCCGCTTCTAGTTGTCTGAGTCGCTGTGACAATGGGTACGTCGAATTCAACTGCAAGTCCTCGAATCTCTTCTGCAATAGACTTGATGAGGGAATATGTATTAACCGATCCACTAAGGCCTTTCATTCTCGCTGAAGAACATATATTGAGATAATCAATAAAAATAATATCTGGCTTAAAAGATTTCTTAAGCTTTAGTTCATTCAGTAGAGCACGGAAGTGACCAACGTGAGCAGCTCCAGTAGGATACTCCTTGACAATTAATTTGCCAACAGTCTTCTTTGCAATTTTAGTTATCTTATCGTCAAAATTACTTTTCTCAAGTTTATCTAATTGATCAATAGGTATGTTCATTAAGTTGGCATCGATACGTTCAGCGATTCGTTCTTCAGCCATTTCCATAGTAATGTATAAAACATTCTTACCTTGGGTCATGGCAGAAGCACCAACATGACACATAAACAACGATTTACCTACACCAGTACCAGCAAGGGCAACATTTAGTGTTTTATTAGGTAGACCGCCTTTAGTTATCAAATTAAAGTATTCAAGATCAAAGGGCATTCTAGCTTCTTTATGGTGATAGAAGTCAAAACGGTCAGTGGAGTTATTTATATAATCATGACCGATATTTTGATCAAATGAGACAGATAATGCATCAGATAAAATATCTGGAATAGCATTCTGAGTCATCTCTGATTTACCATCAATGATCTCAATTGATTTCATTATGGAAAGAAAAACGGCTCGGTCTTGACACCACTTTTCTGATTTTTCAAGAAGCCATTCCATATCAGCAGGTTCTGGCTTTGAGACTTCTTGAATTAAACTGATAACAGAATGGTACTTATCCGAACTGATGTTAGTTTCATCCAACTCAATAGCCAATGCTTCACGGGTTGGTATCTTGTTGTATTTGTCAACATACTTAACAACTTCTTCGAAGACGGTCTTATGATCATCCTCGAAGTATTCTTTCTTTAAATATGGGACAACACGGCGAGTATATTCCTCATTGGTTAGAAGATTTCTCAATATTGTTGTCTGTATCGTCATCTTCACCAATCCTATATTTGTCATTTTCAAAAGCGTCTTGAATAATATGACTCAAGACATCACCAATATAATTTCTAAAGTCGTCAGTCAATAATTCTTCTTCAGTATAATCACCATACTCAAGGATTTCATACTGAAAGCTTAGACTGGCAAGACCATCGCCATTATCAACAACTTCGTCAATTTTAGCTTTTACTTTACCATAATGATATACAACACCAACATATTTAGACTTGAGCTTAACAGCCCATAGATCATTCATACCATTATCGGCAAAGGTATAATCATCAATGGTAATACTATTATACATCATTTTCATCTAAAAGTAAATCCCCCTCGATAATATTTTTATGACCTATTGTGAATTGTTTCTTGACAAACTCTGAGAACTTTGTTGTTTCAAAGATTGGTTTCCAGAAGTCACCATCAAGGGTTTGTGCTTCACGGAAGCTTTTATCTTCGATTTCACCAGTTTCTTGATCTACACGAGAATACCAGCCAACTTTAGGCTTGGTAACATAACCACCAGCCAGACCAACTTCAAGCAAGCCAGAGTATTTCTCAATGCCACCATCCCATGATACGGAAATAGGGATCTTGGATTTTTCTTTTACGAAGCGAGATTTCTCAATATTAATCACAAAGTCATAGCCGGTAATCTCGGTACCTTTCTTGTTCTGACGGCGACCAAGGATCCAGATATTATCTGCAGAGTAATAAACACCAGTACCACCAGATACAATATCTTTAGGGAATAGTGATTGCTCTTTATATGTGTGGTTGATGGCTAGCATCGGAATATCTTTCATAGTAAGATACGGTGTACACATACGGAACAATGACTTGAGCTGTTTAGCACGAGACATATCTGCTACAGACTTCTCATTCTTTGCATCTTCAAGTTCTTTCTTTGATGCAATATTACCGATTGAGTCAATAACAATAATGACACGGTCTTTACGATCAATTGTCTCAAGCTGATTTACCACATCAAACTTCAATTCTTCAATATTCATTACTGGTGTATGCAATACACGAGAGGTATCAATACCGAATGTCTCAAAGTAAGATTGTGGTGAGCCAAACTCTGAATCATAGAATAGTAGAATGGCATCAGAATATTTCTTTAGATAAGCACCAGCCATAAGTAAGGCAAATGATGTCTTAAAGTGTTTCGATGGTCCAGCCAAAACAGTTAGTCCGGGAGTTAAACCACCATCTAATGATCCAGATAGTGCAACATTAATCATAGGCACATCTGTAGTGATCATATCTTTATCATTAAAGAATGAAGATTCAGACAAGATTGAACTTGTCTTTACCTTTGAATTCTTTTTTAGTTTGTCCATTATTGACATATAATACTCCTCAGCATTAATTATAATTTACGTTCTGTTCCAGTTCACGGGAATCTTTTTCATATTGTTTGCGGTACTCATTGTTTGCACGAATAGCTTCAGCCAATACAGTAAACTCATTACCAGAGAAATTATTAAATGCTGAAGTGTCTTTAGGGAAACAAGCACCACCAAATCCACGCTTACCATCAAAACCAGGTGCTCTGGTATGTGATGTACCAATCCGAGGATCTTGTCCAATGGCATTAACAATGTGACCAAAGTTACCACCAAACTTTTCTACTACATCATAGAATTGATTAAACCATAGAACTTTAGTTGCAAGGAAACAGTTGAGACCATACTTAACAAAACTTGCTTCTGTAGCAGACATATGGAATGCAGGACATGGTTTGCACAAACTATACTCTTTATAGATTTCTTCAAGTCGTACAGTAAACTCTTTATTACCACCAAACACATGCATGTCGGGATTGATAAAATCAGAGTTAGCATTAACTTCCGTCAGAAATTCTGGATTATATACCACTCTATGGCCAAGAGTATTATTTGATGTTAGTTTAGAAATGATATCTGGAGTCACTGTAGACTTAATTACGATAATTCCACTACGTTTGTTCTTAAGATTTCTAACAGTATTCTCAACTATTGAAGAATCAATCTCGCCGTTTTCTCCCATAGGAGTTGGTACCGCAACAAAAGAAACATCAACCCTTAGTTCATTATGATCATCAAGTGAGTTACCATAGATTGGGTCAATAATAATCTTTTCACAATTATAGTCATTGAAACCATGATCAATAGCTTTACCAACAAAGCCATGCCCAATAATTGCGATTTTTAGTTTTTTAGTACTCATTTATTTTCCTCATAACGATTAATGTTTCTTTAGGTATATTATAACACATTATTGCGCTCATGTAAACCATTAATTGACGCCATAGTAAGATTTATACCAGGAGACAAATCGCTCAACACCAACTTCAATTGGAGTAGTAGCTTTATATCCTAACTTCTGTAGTTTGGTCGTATCAGACCAAGTTGCTTGAGTATCAGCAGGGTGTTTAGGAACAAGCTTACGTTTAGCTGTTCGACCAAGTTGCTTCTCAATATTATCAACAAAGTCAACTAGCTTAACCTGTCTACCAAAACCAATATTATATATCTCATTAAAGTTATCTGATTGCTCAATTGAGTTGTTTAGAACAATACAAATACCATTAACAATATCATCAACGTATGTGAAGTCACGGATCATATCACCATAGTTAAATAGTTCAATCTCATTACCTGCAACAATGTTTTTGGTAAAATCAAATAGAGCCATGTCAGGTCTGCCCCAAGGTCCATATACAGTAAAGAACCGTAAGCCGGTTGTCTTTGGAATAGTACTTGAAATAAACTGGCATTCATTTGTTGCTTTTGTGAAACCATACGGATTTAATTGATAACCAGTTTTCTCATCTTCTCGCCATGGTAAATCATTACCCGCCATTGTGCAAGATGTTGATGCATAGATCACATTTTCTATTCCAGCTTTAGTGCAAGCCTTGATTAGGTTTTGTGAACCAGTAACATTATTATCAATATACTGTTGAGGATTATCAAGAGAATGTCGAACACCTGCATATGCAGCAAGATGCATTACGGCATCTGGCTTTTTCTCACCAATAAATGTTGCCAAACCATCTTTGTCCAGTAGATCAAGACGAGTGACTTCGACACCAAGTTCAGCAAGATTAGCTGCACGTGCTTCTTTTAAATCAACATCATAATAATCATTATAGTTATCGAATGCAGATACAGTGTGTCCATCATTTAGCAATCTTTGAATAAGATGATAAGCAATGAATCCAGCACCACCAGTTACAGTTATGTGTGACATATATTCTCCTTTTTAATTTCTACGTTTATATAGCGCATTAAATTTTCTGAGTACAGAACATAAGATCAATGCCCTGAGCTTCTGCTTCTGCTGTTAAGTGAGTTTCTACCTGGTGATTACGAGGGAGATCAATAGACACCGTGGCTTTAGTTACTGGGCAAAAGTATTCGGAGTG